TACTACATGATCTAAGTCTGAGAAATCTAAGTCACTCAAATACTTATTAGAGATGTCAGTAAAGAATGTACCTCTATCCTCTTTAATCAATACCTCATACTCCACCATCTGCTCATAGGCTGAGGTGAGCTGTGACTTCTTAATGTTAATGAGCTGAAGAGTTGCATTAGTCATAACAGGGATACCATCCTGTATAACATCACAGCTAGTGAGCTGATTAATATTAAAAGTGCCAGCTTGAATGTTTACATCATAGTAGTGATTGAGTAAAGTATTGTTATTGTTATTACCTACTAGAGTAATGGTCTTACTAAAGTTACCTGTTCTCTTAGATATATCTCTGATATCCCCTACACTAAAGTTCAGAGGGAATGATGTACCCTCTTTAACATCTAGGTAGCCTGTGCTAAGTTGTATCCTAACCATTGATAGGAGTATTAAGAGCTAGCTTAATAGTTACTGATTGCTTAATTAGATTCTTATTTCGCTGTCTAAAGTTCTCAAAAGATGTAGCCTCTATAGTGCAAGCTCTAGTGTCAGTGCCATTGTAATAGAATACTTGAGGAGATGTCAGTAGCTCTTGAAATCTATTAGCATTGTATTGGTCCATCCAATTAGTATTCAAGTCTAAGGTATTAGATACATTGATATTATATGTTTTGCTACCCATAGCATCAGGGCTATACACCCATTGACCATCAGTCACCTGTCCATCTACATGCTGATTATACATCTCTCTACTTATCTGTCCTTTCTCATAGGTCTTTAGCTGAAAGTTAAAAGATTGCCATGATCCCATTCTATCTAAGTAGTATAATATATCTTCATTGATAGCACATCTATTGTCATAGCTAAAGTAGTATTCAAACTCAGTACCTGCTACATCATTAGCTTTAATTGTTATATAGAAATCCTCAGTAATAGAATGAGTAGCTGTATTAACAGGGAAATTATATAAACCATCTGTAGGATTATAAGGGCTATCCTGTCCTATCGCATTGCCTTGACTATCATAATACTGCAATATGTACTCTACTCCACTATATACCCTGCACATCAGATAGAAGATATTATCTGTAATAGATGCAGCTACAGCAAATGAGTCATTTGGATTAGTGAGAGATGTTAGTGCATAGCTAGGATCTAGTGTGCCTAAATATGCTGCAGATGGGAATGATCCCTGAGCATAGATGCCTAAGCTATAAGCTCCATTAAATACCTCCTGGTCCTCTATAAGCTCATCATCTAATACTTGAGTCTTTCTCTGATCAGCATAGCTTACATTACCATTAATATCAGGATCACCAATAGTAGTCCAAAGTACATTGACAGTAAAGTCATTAGCAGCAGCATATATTACAGTATGTAATCCCTCAAGTGCAGGATTAGCTACTCCACCATCTGCCTGCACTATTACTACCTGATCACCTACTTGAAAGCCATGAGCTGTATAAGCGATGTTAGTATTCAATCCATCTATTGTAAGAGCTGAGGTATAATCTATGTTATCTATAAACTCATACCCTAAGTCTATATCATATAGATACCATGACTCATTGACTTGACCTGGTGCAAAGTTCCATGTCACTAATGATTGCATTAGCCTACTTATATCCTGCTCACCATAGCCTGTACTGAATACAGGTAGCACTCTATATTGAGCTACTACATTTGCAGGGATGTGAGATCCTGCAGCAGGATAGATGGTGAAGATATATCTAAAGCCAGGCTCATTCTTATTAGTATTATCTATGATATACTTAATAGGATTGTAAGCAGGCATCAGTACCTGAGGCTGTGCTATTATAGTAGTAGCCATCTTATCTAGGTGTTAGTAAAGTGCTGCAGTAAATAAATTAATATCAGTAAATGTCTCTTTATTAATAGTACATGACAGGTCAAATAATATAATCCCTTTATCAGTTCCTATATGCACTTGACTATCTGATACTATAGCATAGCTAACTGACTCACCTGAATCATTAGTAAAGTTCTGTAATACATACTCTGTCTTATTAAAGGTTATTTTACCCTCGCTTGTTTTTATATTGCTCATTGCTTTATTATTATAAGTTATATCCTACTAATCTATATCCTACATTACGAGATTGTAGTAAAACATTTGTTAAGTTATTCATAACAAATAGAAAATATATATCTGATGAGTTGTTAAATGGTAAGTTTTCTGTTGGTTGAGTTGTGCTAAAATCACTACTTGCCTGATTTGTTGTAGACATTAAAGTTCCTACATTACTCCTTACCTGTATAGTTCTTCTACAAGTGATATTACTCACTCCTGTATTTGAAAGATTAATACCTGTAGCCACTAGAGTAGCTCCTGTAAGTGAGTTAGTACTATTGATATATACTAATCCCTGTGTCGTACCTGATGTACCTACAATCCTAGATGGATACCATTGTAGTTCAATTTGACAATTACTACTAAAAGTATTAGCAGGTAATAAGAATGAATCTGATATAGCATTAGTTAAGCCTGTAATAGTTGTACCTATTGTATTAGATACTGCGGGTACTATCTGCCCTCCTGCTATCACCAAATTACCACTACCTAAAATAGTATTACTGTTAATAGTCTTTATGTTAGTAGCACTTACTAGAGTAGCTTGTAATCCACTCTTTACATTTGCACCTGTCACTGACTTTGTTACATAGCCACCTGCACCATCACTCTCACTAATCTCTACTAAGTCAGTAGCAGCTAATGCTGTACCCTTTGCTGTTAATTGACTAATCTTTTTATTTGCCATTATATATATTTATTTATTGTGTTACTCTTTCATACAAGCTATCCTCAGTGAATCTGCTATCTCCTATCTCAGTGATTCTGTCATCACTAAATACAGGACCTGTGGTAGCTAGTAGCCATGCCTCCATCCAATTTGCATTGACTGTAGTATCTTGACCTAACTCTTTCACTATGTCCTGGAGATAGTCAGTAGATGTAGATGGATCACCTCCTACTGCAGTTAATAAATCTTTCATTAAATCAGTAGAGGTAGCTAGGTCCACTCCATAGTAATCAGCTATGCCATTAAGGTAGCTACCATTGATTGTAGTCACTCCTAGATTATCTGCTATTTCTTTTAATGTATCACTCATAACTATATTACATTAGGATAGGTTTTTGTTTAGAACGCATAGTAAGAGTCATCAGTATAATACTCCTGCCTTATGTAGGTAGTAGCATATCGGATAGCATCCATAGCATCATCATATAATTTGACAGGCTCATCCATAATCTGATCACCTATCTTCTTCCACTTATAGTTCTCATACTCTTTCATTATCTGCTTATCCTCCTGACAAAATACTCCAAAGGTCTTAATGTTATCTATGCCTTTCTTAACTACCTTGTTAGCATTATGCACATCATAGCCTGCAGTATTCATCTCGGCAATTATCTCAGGTCTAGAGTAGTCAGCCATGATCTCTATATGCTTATCCACATTCAAGCTATCCATCTTCTCTATCAGCTGAGTAGTGGTGAGGTAGCTCTCATAGATAATCTTCTCAATGAAGATGTCATTGTCACAGTAGTACACTCTGACTAGAGCTGTAGGGTGATTGTATCCAAAGTCTAAGCCCATTACATACTTTACGAACTTAACAGGTCTGTGAGCTATGAATGTCCAATTAGAATAGATGTTACTCTTAGAGATAGCTTTCTCCCCTAGAGCATATATCTGATACATTGCCTCATCAGTTCTCTTCAAGTCCTCTATCTGCTTCTTGATGCTATCAGGTAGGAATGGATTATCTTTATAGGTAGACTTAATCAGTATGCTCTCCTCAGTTGGTAGGTCATAGAGCCAGGATGATGACTCAGAGGGATTGTAGTCAAAGATTAGTTTGTCTTCTGTTCTCATGTTCAGCTGAGTAAAGTCATCATAGAATAACTCATTAGCCTCATTACACCATGCCACATCTCTCTTCCTACCTCTTATCTTCTGCTCATCATCTACACTAAAGAACTCCACTATAGATCCATTAGGGAATGAGTAGATATGCTCTGACTTGTTGTGATTGGTCACCTCATAGATATCCATGCTCTTCATGATCTCTAGAAAGTCCCTCATGACTGTAGCTCTCAGTGCAGGGAATGTCTTACGAATGATTGACACTACCTTATTCTTATTCTGATAGCAGTAGACTATTAGCATCTGACAAAGAGAATAGGTCTTAGATGACCTTGAGCCTCCCTCATTGATAATGAATCTTAGTGCAGGATCAGTGAGAGCTGCATAGTTCTTTTGAAATATAACTGTACTATCTATCTCCATTGGCATAAGCATAAGCATAGGCTAGCATCTCCATCTGCCTACTATCACTGATAATTGCTATCCTGTTTATCTTTACTACTACTCCTTTCTTAGAATAGATGTAAGCCTCAACAGCTTGACACATCATTTCAATCCTTTGCACTAGTAATGATGTTCACCTTGATTTCAGAGATGTCCTTGCCATTGGTAGTGATGTCTGATTTCTCGGTTAGGTTGTTTAGTCTCTGAGTGATGGATGGATTAAACTGTCCTACCATACCTCCACTGATTTGGTCGTTTCTGATTTCTCTCTTTATGTACGAACAGATAGTCCTATACTCAGAATATCTATTATCAGTGTTATCAAAATAATGATGACAATCTGAGTAGTTCTTATAGCAGAATATCTCAAAGCCCTCATTAGTTAAAGGCACTCTCAAAGGCTCTGCCACCATCTCTGCAGTCTTTTGTGATAGCACCCATTTATGTCTAGGATTAGCTAGAGTATAAGCTCTATACTCCTCAAATATCTCCATAAGTTTCTCAGGAGTCTCTATTAATTTTGTTCTACCCATTTCCTTGTCGTGTATAAAGTTTCTTATAATTCTTACTTGACTTCAGCTTAGAGGTCTTACTCTTAGCATGAACACCTGGTCTTTTTACCTTAGGCTTTCTAGCGAATGATATGCTACTCTGCTTCTGTGCCATCCTCCTCAGTTACTTCAGGCTCAGGTATTGGTCCTTTGACTGCTTTATACTTCACTACCTTAGGCTCAGATACTGTAGGCTCTTCAAACATATAGCCTAATCCTATAGATACAAAGTAATCATATCTATTAGCATCTAAAGTAATCCTGTTACCTTTGTGGGAGATCTTAGCTCCAATGTACTCATCTTTAATTTTCATCTCTTAGGTTTTTTAAATCGGTTTTTATCTCTTGTATCCAATAGTGAGCTGAGGTAACAGGTATCTTAAAGTATTCTGCCATAGCTCTAGCTGTACTGTATCCCTTATCAAAATAACATTGAAACACTATCAGCTTAATCCTATCTGTAATCCTCCCTCTATATGTCTCAATCACTGCCATATTGTTTTGATACTGCATATCATCTCGTATCTTATCGTATAAATCCGTATCATCATCCATCACTATAGGCATAGTACTATCAGTAGCTGTCACTCTCTCTTGCCTATTAGTTAGTGATGTACTCCATAGAATCTGCATCTTAATAGTATTCAATAGATATGCTTTGACCTTACCTGGATCAGTTACCTCTATATCTATATTACATAAATATAGAAAAGAGTTATTTATTACAGCATCAGCTGAAATAGTAGACTTCATTCTTACTAGAAAATAGTTAGTATATTTCCTTATCTCTTTGTAGTGAGCTGATATGTAGTTGTCAAGTATAGGTCTCATACCATTGCTTGAAATCCTTAAGCCATATCTTTCTCCTTACACTACCACAAAAGCATTCTTTATCAGGAGTACCTGTCAGTCTTATCTTAATGGGCTTGAGTTTTATTAGATTAATCTTATAAGACTGTTCTTTCTCAGGTAGATTAAATACCTGTTCTATTATTACTTGCTCAGCTTCTGTAAACATTCCTGTAATATAAACGACAATAGAGCCACAATAGTTGCTTCAATAAATGACCAGGTGCAGATTAATGTTAGCCAAAAAGATACACATTTAATACAGGTAGCAGATGAATGCAGATACATTACTAGAATGCTAGGCTTAAATTTGCTATAGATTGAGTCAATCAGTAGCTGTAATGGCTCAAAGTTTACTATAAACCATGATACTGCAATGTAGGTTAGTATATTCATCTGCCAAAAATAACAAAGGCAGTCTTACGACTGCCATAAAGTTATTAATTATTTAGATAATTTTTCCACCATTTGAGGTAAAACTGCTCATTGACAGCCTTTCCATTAGTGAATCTCCAAATACTACAGTAAGAGACACCGATATCCTCAGCATAATGACTGAGCTTATATCTTTGGGTGAGCTTAGACTTTGTCTCTTTAATCATAAAGTCCTTTAAGCTCTGCCCTTTAGAAAGGGAGATCATCTTCAGAATTATCAGGTACATGAGCAGGAGCTGTTACTACTGCAGGAGCTAGTACTTCTATTTTCCATAACTCTAGTGAGTTGAAATGCTTATCCTGCCATTCTCTACCTCTCAGATTGAATGATGCTTCTACCTCATCACCTACTTTACAGCTGTCTAGTATGTATGTTCTCTCTCCTGTAGCTTGCAAGCTGATGTATTGAGGGAATTTACCATCCTCTACTGTTATTACTACTTCTCTCTTAGAGAACTTCTCAGTCACCTGTACGGTATCACCTATCACTTTGATAAGTCCTTTCACTTTGTAATCATTCATATTATAGTTGTTATTAATTTATATACTCCGATCAGTGCAAATCCATAGACTACTATAGTTAGGATGATTGCCATTGTTTTTTCTGTCATGTTAATATATCCACTTCCAAAATTTGCGAATAAGCCCTACCTCTTTGATAGGTGCTGTTTGTTTTATAACAGGTGCAGTTTCTTTTACAATAGGTGCTGATTCTTTTACAATAGGTGCATTATTTGTCTCACCTACAAATTTCCAAGTTCTACCATAAATATTCTGCCATTTTGTGCTTTTACTTAATGCAGATTTTAAATTTCCATTAGTATCAGTATTCATAATTTTTAAAATTTCTGATATTTTCATACTTGAATAAATAGCATTTTTTTTAAAGTTATAGCTGTCTAACTTTTGAGTAATAAAATTTTCTTTTGTCATGTTATTATTTTTTAAATTAAGTGATTTTAATTTTGTATTTTGTCTTATTATCATACATCTATACTGTTCTTTACAAACCCTTGTGCAAAATTTAGCAGTATCTGATTTATGATCTATATTGTCATCACAATATTTACATTTTCGTTCCATCTTATTTATTATTTAATTGATTAATATACTTAACATAGTACTCAGTGCAGTGATGCAACCGTACCTTTATCTCCTCCTCAAGCTCCAGGTCTCTCTCAAATGATAGAGTAGTGATTCTCTTCTCAGGAGCTATGTGATCTACCTGATGCAGTGATAAGTTCTCCCATTCATTGAGTAGTGATGGATGAGTAGAGACCATGCAATATACTAGACTAGCATAGTTCTTATTATATAACATCATGTAAGCTCTAAGCTGCCACTCGTACAGTTTCTCTATACCCTCTTCAGGAGTAGCAGGGAATGTCTCTAAGGACCATGAGGTCTTTATGTCTATGATTTGGTCATCTAGAACTATATCAGCCTCTCCTGTGAGCCATTCGTTGTTTAGTCTCTCAGTGTTCTTAGAGTAGTTGCTGAACATTACCGAGTTGAATAGAGCAATGGAATCATTCTCCTGTAGCTTACCCTTATTAATGTACTTGTTATTCAGCTCTACATTGTAACCGTAGAAATCTTGTTTAGCTACACCTCTAATGTAGCTCTTAGTAGTTTCAGACAGCACCTCAGACTTAGTCCGTGATGCTGTCATTAGTTTTCCGAGTGATGATGGATGCCATTTCATAGTAACATAAGTGCTTTAAGTTGTAAATCTGTAAGCTCAAAGGTCTCTCTTAGCTTAGGGATAGTAAACTTACCATCCTGAATAGATACTAATGCCTCCTCAAATCTCTCCTTAGATAGTCCAGGCTTAGCTGCCTTAACAGGTACACTAGCTAGATTAGCATCGTCATCTACTGACTGTAAGCATAAGATACTGCTCAGAGTATACCTACGATAGTAAGTCACTGCAGATCCTACTTGCTGAGGATTAAGTCCTGCAGGTAGTTCCATACATGATTCTATTAACTCATTAGAATCTATGCAGATTATCTGAGTGCATACACTATTGCCTTGAATAGGCTGTAATAATAGTAGACCATTCTCTAATAAGATAGGTTCTACTGCCTCAGTAATGGCATTAATGTCACTGTATGACTTTTTAAAGTGGGGATTGGTAGCATTCTTAGCTACTTTGCCGATTGACTGCTTAGCTTTGTGTAGCTTTTGATGCAGAGTTAGTACAGGTGCTGGTACTACAGCTTTTGTTTTTGTTTCCATAATATAGATTTAAATTATTTCTGTAAAGATAGTTAATTATTTTATATCTGCAATGAAATTATAATAAAATATCATAAATTCATCAAAATTTCTTGCAATAAAGTATGTACCCCCTGCCTGCTCTATGCTTTCCTGATACCTCTTCTGTACTTCTGACTGCTTGTCCTTACCATACTTTACCTCAATCTTAACTGATCTACCTCTAATGGTGGCAGATATATCTGCAGAGCCTTTAGTGGAGGTGCTAGGAGTCCATGTGCCTTTCAGCTGTCTACTGTTCTCACCTACCTGTATCTTCTTACCCTCTCTATATACTCCCATTGTATTAATCCTTTCAGCTTGATAGCCTGAGAAATTTATAAAGGCAGTGATACATTGAGTCAGTGCATTAGCTGAGTCATCTTTCCAATTAGATAGAGGTATGTATGCATTGTTAGGATATTTAGCTGATAGGCTAGCTAGTTCTAGGGCTTTGAGAATTGCTTTGTTTTCTTTGTTCATCTGTTAAATGTTTTAAATAATTTAGGATCTACATGGACAATTAACTCTTGATCATTTGTAGATCCCTCTCTTGGAGTTCTGCCATTTGTCTTAATATGTCCTTCAATATCTTTAAAATTGATATAAGTTAGTTTATCAGTCCATTGCATAAAAAGAAAGGTCGGAAGCTTTTTACTATATTCCTGCAATTTTACCAATTTAATTAAGCTAATAAAATAAAATTTTAGACTATTATGTTTATAATTATAACTTTTTATTTCAATATATGCTTTATCTTTAATTACAAAATCTAATTCATTATCACCTAACTTAATAGCATCTTTACAAATTTTATCCATTATCTTTCTTTCTCTTTCTAAATCTTCTTTAGTTTCAAATCTCATATCAATTATAATTTATACTATCCCATACATCAGGATCTCTTTGTGACTTAATCTCAAACCATCTAGCTCCATTGCTAGATCCATCTACATACTCCTTACCATTGTACTCTGCATACTTCTTACACCATTTGTTAAATGTTCTGTTAGTCAGGTATTTCTTTTGATCAGTATATTCTGCTATAAAGTTCTCAAACATTGATACCTTATTCAATCTCTGATCAAATCCTAGATTCTTATTATCTACCCATTCAATAAAGTCCTGAGATGTCTCATTGATAAACTTTCTTAGCTCTAGATTCTTAGCCTCAGATTCTACTAGACCATTCTCTAGATAATAATTCAAGCAGTTAATCATGTAATGGTCAAACCTTGCCCATTCCTGCTCATCCCAATCTTCAAATAGCATATAGCCAAATTCATCAAATGGAGTATGATGTGTACCAAAGTAACTACTCAGCTCTACCTCAAACATCCTCCTCTTAAATGAGCCACCATCTGCTTTGATAGTGTAGTTAGTAGAGATAAGTACTTTAGGTGAGTCTTTTACAGGTAGTTTAATTGCATCTCTACCTTTGTATTCAATAGTAAGTCCCTCAGTGATTATACTAAATAAACTTTCAAAGTTAAAGTTCTTTCTTACATCATCAAATGCTAGGACCTGACAGTCACTAGATACAGTCTGATAGGGAAATGATTTATTTGAGTCAAAGGTCTTACCATCAATGGTGCTAACTTTTTTCATGTATCCAATAGCATTAATCAGAATCCCTTTGCCACTACCTCCATTAGGATTATCTGAGATAGTCTCATCATTGAGAATGATTGCTTTGTTATTAGCTGAGGTCTTATAAGAATGTAGCATATAGCCTATTACACTCTTCATAGTATCATATCTCTCTACCTCTTGCCCTGAGATAAACCAAATGAAAGACCTAAACATTGACTCATGATGATCAGCATCTATTAAATCTCTTTCTATTATCTGATTACCCCAAACATATCCTTTTAGCTCTGAGTATTCATATATCTCATGGTGCTTAGCAAATACTTTGACAGCTGCATTCTTATAGTAAATCATACCGTAGTCTATCCCATCCCTTTCCATCTCTACATTAGCAGTATCTATCATGCTGAGGTATTGAGGAGTAAAGAGTTTAGATTTCTCAGCTACAGCATCAAATACAGGTATCCGATTTGATTGGACCAGGTACTCCATTACTCTATCCTTTATCTGAAACTCAGAGACATGATTAATAAAGTTCTCATTCTTAGTAATAAATACA